TTCATGACCCGGACGGTCCTGACCGGCCAGATGACCGGCGTGTTCGTGAAGTCTTCTAATCCGTGTAGCCTGGTGGCTACGCCAGGTATCATGAAGCTGACCCCGCTGGTGACAAATAAGGGCTCTGCGCCGAGTTACCCCACGGGGACTTTCTACGACCGCATGGAGCCCCTTACTTCTAATAACTGCCAGGGCATGGTCTTCGCCTGGGTGCCTGTGAACGCCAGCATGCGGGTGGGTACGGCCCAAGTGAATATCACCAAGAAGCAGACCCTAGCCCCGGCCAAACCCCGGGTGAATCTGCATGCCGATTTCAACAACTGGACCATGGTCCTGGGCTACGGCGGCTCGGGCGTGGCTACCGGTGCGGACGCCCTGCCCGCCTTGCAGCTGCTGTCTGACTTCAAGATCAGCCCGTACAAAGGCGTGGAGAGCCCGACGCTGGCGGACTGGAATAAGTATACCGTCCCGTTTGCGCTGGGCTCGGTCTACATGGACTGGGGTACGCCGGACGGCTGGCTGGCCACGGCCCCTCGGCTCGCTGACTCTTGGGTGTATATCCAAGACGAGCCTGCTATCGGCAGCACGGCGGGTATCAGCACAGCCCTGACCGCTTGGGCGGCTACCGCGCCGTGGGTGAAACCCATGCTGACTACGCCGCTGCGCCAGCGGGACTACCGGACGTCTAGCCCTAACTACGGTAAGACGGTCGCTTGGCCTGCCGATGTCACAGCAGGGGTGAAAATCTGGGTGCCTGTGGCAGAGCAGCTGTGCCAAGAGACTTGGCGCGGTAGCGGGGACTTCTACCCCTGCCCGGCTGAATACGCTTCGGCTGGTAAAGAGCTTTGGACCTATGTCTCAAATATGTCACATGGCAACGAAGGCTCTGCGGCCAGCGGTGCGCCGGACTTGGTCATTGACCGCTCTGCCGTGGAAGTCTTTGGCTTCTACTTGCTGGCGCTCAAGCATGACATCCGCAACCTGCTTTATTATAATACCATCGAAGGCTGGTCAGCTTTCCCTGGGCGCGACGTCAACACCAACCCCTACCAGTTCGGCGGCTGGGGTGATGGCTTGCTGCTCTATCCTGACCGGGCCAAGAAGCAGGCCTATCCATCGGCACGGCTAGCCCTGATTCGGGAAGCCTCCCAGTGGGTGGATATTATCATGGCCGCTGGCTTGGAAGCCGAAGCCAAGGCCCTGATGACCAACTCTCTGACATGGAACCGTAGCCTGGCTGCGTTTGAGGCCCTGCGGACCAAAGCCCTGGGCTTGCTGCCCTAAAGAAAGGCTGTGCCAATGGAATATGAGAAGAAGAAAATCAGCGCCTTGACCGGGGAAACCCAAATGGTCTTCACGGTAGGCGAGCTACGGGACGGTGTAAGAGAAGAAACAGGCAAGATCATCGCTGGGCCCGTAGGGGTGACGTTCTCCGGCCAGCTGGCCGTGATGTCCTACGAAGAGTTGCAGGAGCTTGCGGCCCTGATCGGTGAGGCCTGGAAAGCCCATATGTCCCTGAAGAAGAAAATCGTCGTAGCCAACCAGATGGACCTGCCGCTGTGAGTCTGACTAGGGTCCTGAATTTCCTGGACTCACCTACTACGGCGGACGACTACGGAGTCAGGCCTGAAGGCAACTGCCCCAAGCGAGCAAAAGAGGTTGAGAAAATCCTGAATGCACTTCCTGATCCCGCCGTGGAAGCATCAACTCGAAGCTATAAAGAGAGCAACGTCTTTGCCGGATTTCGCTCTGTTCTTCGAGATGGGGACGGGGAAGACGGGGACGGCAATAAATATTCTGCGGACCAAGTTCAACACCCAGAAGAGAGTCTACCGGACCCTGGTCTTCTGCCCGCCGATTGTAGTCAGTAACTGGAAAGACGAGTGGGCCAAGCACTCTACTATAGACCCTGACAAGATCGTGCTGTTGCAGGGCACCCAGAAGAAGCGCGTGACTACTTTTCTACGTATGGCCTACTCAGGCGACACCCCGGTGGGGACAATTTTTGTCACCAACTATGAGTCGCTACTCATGGCGGATTTATACCCCCTGTTCAAAGACTGGCGGCCAGAGTGTGTTATAGCCGACGAGGCCCACCGGATTAAGTCGCCAACTAGCAAACGGTCTAAAGCTTTGGCTCGGCTAGTGAACCAGCAGAAGCCCCGGCCCGAGTGCCTGATTCTCACTGGCTCGCCTATTCTTAACTCCCCCATGGATATCTTCCAACAGTTCTTAGTTTTGGACGGTGGCAAGACTTTCGGGGATAACTTCTTTGTCTTTCGCGCCCGCTACTTCCGGGACCGTAACGCCGGGATGCCCAGCCAAAAGCATTTCCCTGACTGGCAGATTATCCCCGGGGCCTACGAAGAGATCGCCGCCAAGATCGCAGCCAAGTCCATGCGCGTCATGAAGGCTGACTGCCTGGACCTGCCGCCGCTGGTACGCAAAGAGATCAAAGTAGCCATGGCCCCCAAGCAGCGGGAACTATACGAAGCCATGAAGAAAGACCTGATCGCGGTTATCGACGCCAGCACCGGCCAGGCGTCCATGGCTACGCTGGCTATTACCAAGGCCCTGCGGCTTCAGCAGATTGCCAGTGGCTATATCAAAACGACCGAAGGCGAAGAGATCGCCATGGAAGACAACCCCAAGGCAGAGGCTCTGGCCGAGTTGCTGGAAGACCTACGCGGAAAGAAAGTGATCGTATGGGCCGTGTGGAAACAAAACTACGAGCAAATCAAGCAGGTCTGCGACAAGCTGAAACTGCGTTATACGGAAGTCCATGGGGGAGTGGGCTCCAGCGAGAAGAACCAAGCCAACGCAAAAGCTTTCAACACGGACCCAAGCATCGACGTCCTGATCGGTCACCCCGGCTCAGGGGGCATCGGGATCAATTTGGTCGCCGCGCCATATGCGATTTTCTACTCCCGGTCTTTCTCTCTTGATCACGACCAGCAGGCGGAGGCCCGCAACCACCGGGGCGGTAGCGAGATACACGACAAAGTAACTCGGATAGACTTGGTGACAGAGAATAGCATCGACGAGCTAGTGCTGAAAAAGCTTGCGGACAAAGTTCAGATCGGAGAAAAGCTGCTTACCGATTTATCGGCTGAACTTAAGAAAGAGAGAACCAAATGAAAGCAGCACATAAAAAGCAGATTCTGGAATGGCTTGATATCACCGGCATGTTCCCTAACCGGCACTACAAGCAGATTCCAGCCAACTTTGAATTGGCCATCCGGACGGCGTTCAACGAAGTCCAGGAAGAAGACGACGGCAAGCAGGCCCAGCCCGCCGCCCGTATGTTCATGGCCCAGAAGCTTCGGGAAAGCTACATGAAGACCGCCAGCGCCAACCCGCTGATGAACGTGCTCTCCGGCCCCGCCGAGCCGTTTGATAGCGGCTGGGTGCTTGGGGTGCTGTACGGCGTAGGCCTTCTGGAGCTTGCCACTTACAGTGGCACGGAGAATCTGGAGAAGCTGATCCGTGAGCGCAAAGAAGCGGATTCAGCCAAGCCCATTGATTTTGCAGCTAAGCTGGCGGAAAAGAGGTCCACATGAGCGGCTTTGATTCCCCCATGGCCAAGGCGGCCATCGACGATTTCCTAGCTGGACGCAACCCGAACCCCGAGCCGGTGAAGCATGCTGCTGAAGGCAAAGTCACCGTCAAAGAACTAGACGAACTGGCCGCCTATATCTTCGCCAAGCGCCAGCGCATCGAGGCCATCGAAGAACTGGTCAGCCAGGAGAACAAAGAACTGGCTGCGGCCAAGGCAAAGTTTGTCAGCTACCTGAAAGAGCTTGGCCGGGAAGACTACAAGTCCTCCGGTGGTACTCTGTCTATCCAGGCCAAGTGGCGGGTAGCCCTGCCAGCGACGGACGAGGCCAAGACCAAGTTCTTTGACTGGCTGCGCGAGCGCGGCATTTTTGACAAGTATGCGACTGTCCATTCGGCCAGCCTGAATTCACTGTATAACGCCGAGTGGGAAGCCGCAAAAGACAGGGGCGAAGGTTTGTCTTTCTCCATCCCTGGTGTACCGGAACCGAAACTGTTTGAAGATTTGAGGCCCTATCCCTCAAGAAAGGTGAATCCATGAGTAACGCAGTCATGAAACAAGAAGCCCACGTTCCCGCCGTGCAGGAGGCCCCCGCTGGCGCGACCGTTCTGAAGTCCGACGTTCTGATCCCCAAGGTTCTTCTGCTCCAGGCGCTGTCCGAAGTGGTGTCTGGTAAAGAGAAGTCTTTGGGTGGGGAAGTGCTCCAGTCCGGCCACATGATCCGTTCGACCACGAAAGAAATTCTTGGTACGGACGGCAAGCCGGTGGAGATCATCCCCCTGACGTTCACCAACCAGTGGATGCTCCAGGAGATGGTCGGCAAGCAGTTTGAGTTCCGTGGGTACGAGCCCCGTACCGCCAAGACGGAAGACCTTCCCTGGGAGTTCGACCAGAACGGAACTAAGTGGCGCCGGGTGAAAGTCCTGACGCTGTACGCCCTGCTCCCCGCTGACATCACGGCGGAGAAAGAGAACATCGAGAAGTTCAAGAAAGACCCCAGCCAGGGGTTTGACATGAACCAGGTGCTTCTCCCGGTGGCGATCAGCTTCCGGAATACGTCGTTTGCAGCCGGACGTATCGTGGCTACCCACTTTGCCAAGGCCGCGCAGATGGCTAAGTATGGCGTCCAGCCGTACTCAGGAACGCTGTTCCTGACCTGTAAGCTGGAGAAGAATGACAAGGGTACTTACTATATCTATGGTATTGAGCCGGGTAAGCGCACCCCCACCGGCATGCTTGGGCAGGCCGACGAATGGTCCCGGACCCTCGGCACTCAGGCCGTGCGTGTGGACGACTCCGACGTCCAGGTGGAGCGAGACATGAGCCAGGGCGCTTTCTAAGCGCCTCGGCTCGGGGGTGGGCTGTTCGAGAGCAGTCCACCCCGATTCACAAGTCCCCGGGCCACGGTCACTCCATCGTGATCCCCACAAACCCTGACCGTAGTCCGGGGGCTTATGAATCGGTTGACAAAAATAAGCCATAAGGCAAAGTCAGTGCATGCTTGTTCTCGGTTTGGACTTTGAGGCTACGGGGCTAGATACTTCCAACGACCGAGTGACAGAAATTGGCGCTGTTGTCTGGGATACAGACGCAAAAATGCCACTTGAGCTTTACTCAACTTTCGTCACGGACGACCAAGTACAGGCTTTACTAGCCAAGCCCGAGAGCTACAAGAAAATCCCCGCTGAAGCCGTGGCTAGGGGGAAGGCCCCGGCCCTAGCGTTCGCTGGCCTGAACCAAGTAGCCAAAGAATTCGGGATCAGCCACGTAGTCGCCCACAACGGTACCAACTACGACAAAACCCTGCTTGCCAGTGAATACACCCGCCACGGCTGCGACGACGTATTGCTCAGACGTACTTGGTTGGATACCCGTTACGATCTCCCCATGGCGGAAAGCATAGAGACACGCAAGCTGCCGTATCTGGCAGCCGAGCACGGCTTTCTGAATCCGTTCCCCCACCGGGCTGTCTTCGACGTCATGACCATGCTGCGGGTGCTTTCCCAGTATGACATGCAAGCCGTCCTAGACTTGGCAGCCCAACCCTGGATGACAGTGCGCATTGTAGTTGGCTACGACGACCGGCAGGCCGCCAAAGACTTGCGCTACTCCTGGGAGAAGGTCGGGGAGAAAAGCTACCCTAGATGCTGGGTCAAGCGCATCCGGGCAAACAAGCTAGAAGACGAGCGCAAAGCAACCAAGTTCCCTGTTGTCGTTCTGGAGCAAGGCTAGTACAGACTATCTCCAAGGAGATAGTTGTATTATGAAACCGAACACCGATAGCAAGGCAACCTATCGTCGCCGGAAGGCGATGATGGACAAAGCCAACAAAGTGGCCGTCCTGTTTTACTTGGATAAGAATCTGCACAAGCGTCTGATCACCCGACTGCCCCGGGGCCGGATGACCGCGTTTGCTCAAGCGGCCATCACACTGGCGCTCACCCCCCAGTTCTTTGACGACGTAAAAGGCAAAGTGACCAAGAGTAAGGCAGCTGCCTAATGCTAGTAAGCCGGTCGCTTTTCCCTGCCGTTTTGGTCGCTCTGAGCAAGCACACCGCGCTTGCCCTGGATACCGAGACTACAGGCCTGAGGCCTTACAAGAGCGACCGGCTTTTTTCTATTGCCATTGCTACGTGTGAGGAGACCCCAGACGTCTTCTACTTTAACTGGAATCCCCTGGGCGCCGACCCGGAGTCAGTCCTGGGCCCGGAGCATTTTCAGTCACTCCAGGGAATGCTGTTTGGGGATGTCTCCAAGACATGGTTTGCGCATAATGCCAAGTTTGACATGGCCATGCTGCATGCGTCTGGCTTGGAGATCAAAGGCCGGGTGGCTTGTACCCGGGCCATGGGGCGGATTATGTACAACGAACACATGAGCTACTCTTTAGAAGAGAGCGTCAAACGGCTCGGGCTCAAGAAAGACGACACGGTAGAGAAGTATATCGACGCCCATGGGCTCAAGACCCGCGTGGCCGTGCCAGGGCGCAAGGCCTCCCGCACAGAACTTCACTATGACAAAGTGCCCCTAGAGATCATTCAGCCCTACGCAGAGCAGGACGTCAGGCTCGTGGTAGCCCTGACCGACTCTCTGTCGATCAAAGGCCACGAACTTGACCTGGGCCGGGGCCCAGCCCCTACGCTGCGTAACGTGGTACTGAACGAAGAAGACCTGACCAAGACCTTGTTCCAGATGGAGCGCACCGGCCTTCTGGTGGACGTATATTACACCAAGCAAGCCCTAGCCCATGAGGCCGACCGGGCTGTCAAAGCCACACTGGAGTTCCACGCCCTGACCGGGAAGACCTTCATGGCTAGCCCCAAGCTGTTTGCCGACGTCTTTGCCGACCAGAAACACCAGTGGGAGTACACCCCCAAGGGTAACCCGAGCTTTGAAAGCGACGTGTTAAAGAAGTTTAACTCCCCCGTGGCTAGGGCCGTTCTGGCTTACCGTGATGCCAAGTCCAAGCAAGACTTCTACGCGGGCTTCCTCGACCACATGGACGACCGTGGGTATATCCATCCTAACTTCAACCAAGACGGCACGGCCCACGGGCGGCTGTCGTCGTCAGACCCCAACTTCCAGAACCTGACGTCCGAGAAGGCTTTTGAATGCGGCGCTTGCGGCGCCCAGCACGAGCATTTCACGGAGGTCTGCCTCAAGTGCGGTGGCGAAGTAGGTGAGAAAGACTTCCTGGTCCGAAAGGCGATTATCCCCCCGCCTGGGTATGTTTTCATTATGCCGGACTACGACCAGATGGAATACCGGATGATGCTGGACTACGCGGCCACCCACGTAGGCGCCAAGACACCTCTGGTAGAGAAAGTCCTAGGCGGCATGGACGTCCATACGGCTGTCGCCGTGCAGGCCCATATCGACCGGGACGCAGCTAAGACGACCAACTTCCTGAGCATCTACGGCGGGGGGGACAAGAAGCTGGCCGAGAGCCTGGGTTGCTCCCTGGAGAAGGCTAAGGCTATCCGGGCGTCGATCTTCCAGACCGCCCCCGAGATCGACATGGTATGCCGCAGCATGACTAAAACCGCCGAGACACGGGGCTGGATTTACAACTGGCTAGGCCGCCGCTGTCACTTCCCTGATCCTCGGTTCGCCTACCGGGCACCCAATTACGTCATCGCGGGCGGGTGCGCTGACGTTAACAAGATCGCCCTGAACCGGATCAGCCAGGCCCTGGAAGGCAAGAAGTCCAAGCTGGTCCTGACCGTCCACGATGAAAACCCCTGCATCGTCCACGAGAGCGAAATAGACACGGTCCCCAAGATCGTCAAAGATATCATGGAATCGGTCTACCCAGCCAAGTACGTCCCACTGACCTGCGGCATGGAATGGTCCCCGACGAATCTGGCTGCCAAACACAAGGGGTTCCCGAGTGCATCCAGAAACAGCGTTTCGGCGTAGCCGGGTTCTGCCATTTCTAAAGAAGCTCCCCCACACTGTGATCTTCCCGATCCAGCAGCTAGCGATTATCGGGGACCCAGACTATATACTTTGCATCAATGGCTACTTCGTGGCGCTCGAACTCAAGACGGACACCGGTACCGTGGCCGCTTTGCAACAGGCTAAGCTGGACGCCGTGGAAACTACCGGGGGCTTTTCTCTCATCGCTCGCCCCAAGACTTGGGCTTTGATCAAAAAAAGGCTTGAGCTTCTGTCCAAACAGAAGAAAGTGGACTTGGCCCTCGGGCCTAATATCTGGGACTAAAGAAAGGACCCTGTCATGTTTAAGATCACGCACTCTTCGCTCGCCAATCCCCGGTTCGTTGCTGCCATTCAGAAGCTGGCTCAGACGCCGTTCCCCATCAAGCTGACCTACGACATCAAGCGGCTGGTGGACAAGATCACTATCGCCCGTAAAGAAGTCGCCACCGAGTTTGAGAAAGAAGTGCTCCCCAAGTTCTCCACGGAGAAAGACGAGCACGGCCAGCCCAAGATCGAAGAGGCCAAGCAGGACGATTTCATGAAGGCCCAAGACGAATTTGGGCTTAAGGAGAAGACCATCGACCGGAACAAGCTTGCCGTGAGCATCCTGGTCAACGCGGGCTACTCACTGTCCGCTTCTGACCTCACGGCTTTGGACGGCGTTCTGGAGTATGACATTGCCGATGAAGCCCCCGCCGTCAGCGCCTGATCGCGGGTAGGCTCGGGCCGGGGGTATTTAGAGCCTATCCCCGGCCCTGTTTTTCTATGATCGCCAGGATTCTCCCTACGGCTAGCATCGTGGCGTAGTCCAGGTGATGGCCTTTGACGCTGTTGCAGCGGGCGCAGCACGGGACCGAGTTCCCCCAGGTGTAGCCGCTTGAGTTACGCTTCCGGTCCAGGCCCTGGTACCGGGTAGCCCCAAGCTTACACGACCGCCGCATAATATTCTGCGGAGGCTTGCCGCAGTAGACGCAATTGGCCCGGATCAGTTCGCAGAACCGTAGGCCAAAGACCAAGCGCCAGGGGATGCCCCTGCTCTTGGAGCTGGATACGTAAGTATTAAAGACCTTCCGGTACCCACTGAACCGCTTGGCGCCAAAGCGTTTCCCCCAAGCGGGGGGCCTGGGGCCGGGGTTCAGGCCTCGCCTTCGGCCTTTTCGTGGGCCTTCATCATGGCTTTGTGGCCGAACTTCTCTTGGTAGACAGCTTTTAGGTCTTCGACGCTGGAGATACTGGCCTTGAGCTTGGCCAGCTTAGCCTTGGCCGCCTGGTGACGTTTTTCGTCACCGATGATTTCACCAAAGCGCTGCATGGTTCGGGCGTCGTCGTCGGCCTGCCAGTCCGTGTCCGTCTTTATGGCTGGGACTCCAGCGGGCTGGGGCTGGGTTTCTTTAGGGGCTTTTGCTTTCTTAGCCATTAGCGTTGCTCTCCTTGTAAGGCGTTCCAGACCGGCGAGGGCATCCATGGGTTGGCTTTCAGCCGGTCGGCCCAGGGGTTCGCCATACGGTTGCTGGACAGGGGATTTACGTCCGACAACCAAGGATACCTACGGCTGGCCGTAGGGGAAATAGGCAGGCCCATTTCTTTCTCTTTCTGCGTGGTCAGGACCCGGGGTAGCTCGGCCTCAAGGCTAGCGAAGTCCCGGTGGTGCCTGAACCCCTGGGGGTTGCCTTCGGGGGGCGTGTAGCCTGCGGCCATGTAATCGGCTACGTGGGCCAGCTCGTGGGGTAGCGTCCCGGATTTCTCTTCCTGGGACAGGTCTTGATCCATGCGGATTAGGCCCGTATCTGGGTTAAAATCCCCCATTTTTTGATCGTCCCCGGCCATGGTTTGGGTGTTCAGTGCGTACTCTTTGGCCCGGAGCTTATAGGGCCTGAGGCCAATCTCTTCCGCGAACCGGGCGCCGATATCAGCTGGGTCTTGGGACTTGTAGCGTTCTGAAAGCGCCCCCGCCAGCCCGGACCAGGGGCTGGGTTTGTAAACGATCTTACTTGGACGGGGCATACTTGTTCAGCTCCATCTTCATGAGCTTCCAGGGGGACTGTTCTTCGCCTTTGCGCTTGTCGTTGTAGGCCTCCAAGAGCAGGGGTCGGACAAAGAGGCTCGGGGTACGCCCGGCTTTAAGCGCTCTACCGGTCAGGGTCTTACCCAGGGTGGTGGTCAGGCCAAGGCCACCCAGCACACCCATCCCAGTCAGCAGCGGGCTCTGCGACAGTGCGTACATGGCCGCGCCAGTACTCACGGGGATACCCGCTTCTACAGCAGCAATTCGGGGGGTGATCCGGTCCAGCTTCTTCTCAATGATCGGTGCGGCTGCCGCCGCGCCGCCAATGCGCTGGTTTCGCTCAAAGATTTCTCCACCGTAGGCCTTAGGTGGAACCCCCGGCCCAGCGGTCTGCTTTGAGATAATATCCGCAAGTTCTTCTTCGTAGCGCCTGGCGTTGTAACCAATATCTTTGGCAGCCTCACCCAGGCGTTCCCCAGTGAGCTGGTTCTTGACGTTTTTGGCCGGGGAGCCTTTGGTGCGAATCGGCTGGCTGCTATACGCGCCTTTCAGCTTAGCCACCTCTTGCGCTGCGTCGGCAATTTTTGATACTTCGGCAATGTCATAGCCAGTAAGCCGGGCAGACTCATAGTCACCCCACTTCATAGCGCCGGGGAATTTCTTGGGTTTGTTACCTGCATCCACCCACTTGTTGAACGCGGCTTTCTTGGACTTATCGACAGCCCACCATTCGCCTTTGCGCTTCACGGCTTCCCACGGGCCGCCAGAGCCTACCAAACCCGTGCTGGGGCGCTTGGTGATGCGGCCAGACTGCAGGTCAAAGTTAGGTTTCAAGAAATCTAAAACGTCTTCAGCGGACTGGCCAGTGAATGGTAGTGCGCGCTCGCCTTTGAGACCTATTTTGACGTCGCGTAGCCCTAAGCCGCCTTCAGTCAAAGGCTTCTTGGCCTTCGTCGGGCCGATATCCAGCGACGCCCCAGTAGGCTGAATCATCTCCATTGGGGGGATGATTTCTTCCGGGGCCAGATTCGCCAGCTGGGACCGCAGAGCATTCCTGCGACCCGCGTGCTCTTTCATGACGTCTTTGGCGAACTGCATCTTACCCCGCTCCGTCATGATGGGGTAGCCCTTCTCCGCAGCCTGTTGGCCTAGGGGCATCACAAAGCTTTCTTTGGCAGCCAAGTTCTCAGGGCCGAAAGCCCGCTGGTACGCGAACTCACCAGCCGTGTCTAACGCCTGGGCCCCCCATGGGTTTACCAAAGCAGTCCCGGCTTTTTTTGCGGTTTCCGTGCTCAGCAACGGGGGCCTGGGGGCGTTCTCCGCCAGAATCTTGGCGGTACGGGCTTCCGCAGCGGTCTGCTTAGCCAAATTGGGGGTGGGGACTTTCTTGAGCGACTTGAGTATCTGCCGCATGGCGGCTGGGCCACCCGGACTAACGAACATGTCGATACCTAGACCGGCGACGTCACGGAGCCCGGGATTAAAGCGCCCTATTTTCGTAGACGGCCCTTCTGGAACGCCTGCGCGTTCCAGATACTCACCCCCGGTGGGCGCCTGACCTTGGATAGCCCGTGTAAAATCTCCGGACTTATACAGTGGCAGGCCGATAGTCCCCGTTCGGGCTAGCCCGGGTAGGAAGTCAGCGGCGCGAAGGCCCCAGTCCACCAGTTTGTCCAACGGCCCGTTGGCATCCATCGGTGGGTCGAAGTTCGTATCCATGACCGTGTAGATTTTTTTGAGCTTGGCCATGCGGGCATCCCGCTCTGGGCCCGGGGGCATGGCCCTAGCCTCGTTGAAAGCTTCCTGGAACTTGGCGACCGTGCTCTTTTCCAGCTTCTCTTTCTGAGGCTTTTCTTGAGCCATTACTGATCCGTCCTCTTAGGCTTTTTCAGGTCTTCCAAGGCTTTCTTAATATCCGGGATGGGTAGGCCTTTCTTGGCCTTTTCTACCTGCTCTTTCAGTGACGGCGTCGGAGAAGCAGGGGCTTTGGGCGCTTTCTCCCCCTTCTCCACGGCTTCCATGATTTTCTGAAACTGTGTTTTACCTAGTTCTCGGTCTTCTTTACGGACAAAGCCTTCGGGGTAAGGCTTCAGCAAATTGAACGCCTGCTCGGGGGTAATGCCTGCCCGCTGGGCCCGGGTATCCATCTGGACTACGCCTTCAGCAAACTGCCGGGCGAGCTTTTCGGCATTCTTTTCACGGTCGTAAGCCAGCGCTTTCAAGTGGGTCTTAATAATACTCAAGTCTTCTTCGGTAAAGTCGCCTGTACCGTCGATGTACTTACCCATCAACCGGTGGGCCTGGTTGAATACCTGCTCCCCGCCACCACCGATTTTATAATCTCGGTCAGACACAGGTTTCATACCCCGGACCGACACGATCAGGGCTTGCAGGTTCCGTGATTTGAACCAGTTGGGGTCGCCCTGCATCTCACGCAAAGCCTCATAAGTGGACTTAAGCTCTGCCTGCACTGGCTCTACGACTTTAGATGTCTCAAAGCCTTTTCGGAATTTGAGGGGGTCAAAGTTGCTAGCCGCACCGCTGGTCTGCCAGTCTTTGCTCCGATCCACGACTTCGTTCTTGGTGGTCGTCTTAGCCATAGTGGTTTCAAACCCACCGCTGCGGGCCAGGGCCATGGCAGAGATAATCTGCTTCAGCATGTCGCGCTTGTCGTCCTGGGCCTTTTGCTGCGCGTCCATCACGGCCTTCAGCCGTGATGCACTAGACTCGGGCGCCGTGTAAGACTTGAGCGCCGTCCCCCGGCCCTTGGCAAAGTAATCCGCCAAGCCCATGACGGGTGATAGATTCAGGCCCGATGGCTGCGCCCGTGCTTGGTCGATCAGCTCAGACTGCTCCTGGAGCCCTGACCAATAGTCCTGGAACTCTGGCATCTCACGCAGGGCGTCGGCAAACGGTAGCATTTGGGACGGCTGGTGCGTCAGCGCGGCTTTGACGCCTTTGTCCTGGCTATGCGTCACTGTCTTGGTGCGCTGCTGGGCCGCTGGGTTACGTATGCCCCCGCCAGGGAGCCCCAGCTGACCATAGAGATCAAGCTGCGTCTGGCCGGGGTCTTCCAATGGATTTCCCCGGCCCCCTACCGGACTTAGCGGAAATACGGCGGGCATGCGTCTACGTGCCATAATTAGAACCCCGGTGCGATGTAAGGCGGATCGTCGCGGTCAATGAGCTTGGTCATGTATTTCTTACGCAGGTCGTCCCACTCAGAAGCCGACTTCTGGTTAGCCATATTCTGCCCGAACGCCAGGCCCTGGGCCAGGCCCTGGGTGACGTCGCCAAAAGCGTTAGTTTCTTCTGGGGCTTCGCCTTTCAAGCCGGTCCACGGACTATACATAGTTGTTTCCGCCTGAAGTCGGGCCTGCTTGCGCTTTTTGCCCGCGTTAAACAAGGCTCCGAGGCCGCCAATAACGCCTCCACCAACCAGTGACCAGGGGTCCATTATGCAGCCTCCTTGAGTTTTCTCACGGTATGATAGCCTTCAGGCCAGTGCCGGGCCAGCAAATCCAGGGTGTGAGCGGTGTAGAATTCCAGTGCCTGGGGCAACTGACCTGCATCGACCATGGTGATCACCGCCCGGACGAAAGCGTCGTTCTTACCCCAATCGTAGCCATTGGCCTGCATGGCCGCTACCAGGGGGTGACAATTTTTGACATAGAACGAAGTCCGCTTTTTGGCCGTCTGCATGCCGTAGCGCAGCAGCCGCCCCAGGGCCTTGCGGTCGGAGTCTGTCAGCTTGCCGCGCTTAGCGCTTTCCGTGCAGAGCCAGGAACCATCCCCGGCTTCTACTTGGGCAGCCGCTGTCTGCCCTGCGCCCCACTGCTCCATTTTCTTCTGCCACATATCCATGGCGAATTTGTTTTTGTTCTGGGCTTCTTGCAGCGAGTTACCAATATCAAACTGCTTGCCCTTGGCCCACAGACCTGTCTTTTCAAACTCAGGCTGAAGTGCCTGGACTTCCATCCCCGGCAACTGGCCCAGCTGGCCAATACGGTTCTGTTCGTCCTGCATGCTGATCCCAAGCTTGGCTTTGCCCAGGTCCCGGTAGGACCCCTGCTGCGCAAGCAGTCCTTCCCGCATGGCCATGCGGCCCAGGCGTTCCTGGGACCCCGAGCCGATGCCCCCGCGCCGGGCCATCCCGGATCGGGCTTCTGCGGCTCGTCCTTGAGCCCCCCGCAGAAGCATTTCCCGGTTGGCCATCGCGTCCATGCTGGCACTTCTTTTAGCGAGCCCAGCCCAGGCGCTTTCTCCTGAGCGCAGGGCCTCGTCGCGGAACTTATTCAGGCCCCGCTTGTCCATCTGGATGCCAGCCAGCTTCTGGTCCAGCTCAGGCAGCAGCGACATGGTCTTGGGGTCGTAGGCGGCCTGATACTGGATTTCTTCCGGGCGGTCGTAGAGATATTTGTACTCGTCCGGGAGGTAGTTCCCGATTTCGTCCGGGTCAACCCCTGCCGCAAGCAGCGCCTGGACGCGATCGTCGTAGGCTTTATTCCCTGTTTTAGGCCTGACGTTGAAGCCTCCGGCCCCAAGCTGTTCCATGCGGTCGCCGTAGTCGGCTGGTTTTAGCGGCATTAGGTGTGCTCCTGAAAGATTCGGGTATCCACGGGGATGTAGGTATCCGCATCGGGGACCATGGTAGTCAGCGTTTTGATCATCATTTCGCGCTGCTGTTCGACCAGCGCGGCGGAGTCAGACGGCAACACGCCGCCGTTTTCTTTCTGCCTGATCTTGGCCTTCACGTACTCCATGACGAAGTTGGCGAACTCGGGGATGTCCAGGCGTTCCGTCGTCACCCCAGTGAACTTGAACGCATTGCGTAGATACCATCGGGTGATATACGCACCGGCCTCGCCAGGGGTGGGGACTAAGACCATCCGGTAGCCCGTGGAGACACTGGGGTTGTCGATGTAATACTTATACTCTGCCGTATCGGGGCTGAGCCTACTGTCTTCCAGAATCTCTTCAAACTTGTTGGCGTTGGAGTAACGCTTCAGCGGGAACCGGCGGGAACCGTTGGAGTACAGCAGCGCCCTGATCTTGTTGGCGTAGATATCGCTGGGCAGGGCGTATTCCGCCGTTCCGTCCACCAGCGTCACGGTGTCTTTGGTCAGGAAGTAGTCTTCATACAAACGGTGAATTTCGGCCTCAGCCTCGTCCACGGCCTCGTTGAACAGGTCAATCCATTCCTGGGCTACGACAAAGCTCTCGCTTGCCATGTCCAGGTCGTTTTGGACTTTCGTTTTTAGCTCGGTATAGGTCCAGATACGCATGACTTCCCTCTATGCTACCCAGTAAAACCGCTGTTTTCTATCGGTTACTGGAGAACGTAGCCTTGTAGGCCACGTAGTCCAACCAAGTCGCCCGGAGCGTGGTCCCGTTGGTTTTCATGAGCTTGGCCCCGAAGTTGGTCCACCGGCCCGCCCCGATGGGTACTTGGTCAATGATCGTCGCGACCAGTTGCTCGTTGAGGTAAAACTTGACCGTTTTGCCGTCTTCGGACACCAGGATGGCGTACCGGGCAAACGTCCCTGCCGCAGGGATATTATACCGGGTGACCTCTGTTTTTAAAGTGCCGTTGTTGGCAGTGCGGCATTGAAGAAAGGCTGAAGTCTCATCGATGACAAAATACGCCCCATCGGTGGCGTTGGTGGTCCCCAGGCCGTTGTCGAAGTGGTCCCCGAACCCGAAGTGCCACATGTAGGCTTCGGCAGCCGTGGGGTGGGCGGTAGCAACGGCGGCCCGGGCGTCAAACCGCTGGGCTGCGTAGCCAAACAGGATGCCCTGAACCGTGGAGTTCCGGAGCGCGGCCCGGCCCGTGGCGGTCGTGCCGGTGTCCAGTTCCAGAACGCCCAGCGCCCGCTGGGTCGTCGTGACGGGCGTATTGACGAACTGGAGGCTTGCGCCGGTAGAGGCTGACACCCAGCCCAGAACCCCGTCCGTGCTGTCCCCCAGGAAGTCTTCGTGGATCAGGATAGGGTCAGTATCAGCGGAGTAGGCTACAGACTCTTCAGTGGCGGTAAGCTCGTCATGCTCAGAGTGCCAAACTTCGTCAGTCTCGTCGGTCAGGGTTTGTTTCTCCGCCGAGTGGAAAGACCCTACTAGAATCCTGACCTTCACATGTCCACTTGAGCTTACACAGAGCGAGTCCGTTGTGAACTTATCCCTGTGAAATGTAATATGAGCGTCGCCCAGGAGCCTGAGCCGGATGATATCGTCTGGGACGAACCCCAGGCCGTGCTTGATCTTGACATGACTATCGCCAGCGTTCAGCTCGAACTGGACGAACTTGAAGCCGTGGAGGACCGAGTGGGCTTCAATATAGGCCACGATCCGGCTGAAATTCTCTTTCAGGTTCAGGTCGGCAAACTGCGCGGTGACCAGGGAGAGTAGGCTCATGTCTCGTCCCCCGTCGAAGACTGTGCATAATCATGCATCCGGAAGCGCAGGGTGTACGAGAGCAGCTTCCAGCGTTGGTCTTTGACCTGGCCCACGATCCGCCAGGCCGTGCTCCCGTTGCTCGGGGCCGAGGCCAGGGTGATGACGGTGGCGGAATTGCGCCGGATGATCCGGTAGCGGGTCACATAGCTATCCCCCGCCAGCGTAAGATACTGCCCTACGCAATCAGACGGCCAGCTCTTGGCGCCGTTATCCAGCGTCACCGCAGTGGACGCGACCGTGGCTGTCCCGTCGGAATCCGTCACGGAGTCCCGGAGCGTGACTACTGAGGCCGTAAACCGAATCGCTTTAGTATTGCACCGGAGGGAACCGGCAGGAAAATGACGCTTCTCTTCAAACACGCCGTCATAGGACAGGGGGTTGGATGGCGTACCAAATGCGACGTCCGTCGGGGCCGTGTAGGCAACCGCATCCCGGTCGATGGGTTCCAGGGCCCCTACATGCTTCCCGTCGTCGCTGTTGCTCTGAATCGCCAGATTCAGCCCCGTCAGCTGCTTGCAGACGATGCTCATCCCCGGCACCCACTTCTTGGCGCTCCGGTCCCCGAAGTCGATTTGGCATGATTGGTAGTCCGGTGCAATCGGCGCAGTCCCCCAGCTTCCCGGGCTGATCGCGGTGTTCACGTAAGGGTCAGTCGTATAGCTCTCTTTGTGCTGGAAGACGTAGCCCTGCCGGTCCCCGCGCATCAGCTTCCCGCTGGCCGTGATTGCCAGGGCCGTAGGGGAGAAAATGCTGCCGTTGCTGGCAGACAGCCAGCAAGGCTTCTGGAGCCCGTAGGACAGGTCCAAAACTAGCCACGCGTCGTTGTCAGAGCTAGCCGAGTTGCGCTGTACCGAGTAGAAGACCAGCTTGTTGTCCGGATCATACGTTCCGGTAATGCGGAGCTTCTTGGTTTCGGTGTCGATCAGGGACTGGTAGGTGTTCTTCCATTTGTCCGACAGCGGTACGATCTGGTAGCCGTCGGTGAAAGCAAAGCCATCGGTACCGGCAAAGATGATCCCGCCTTCGATCTGCACGATGCTGGCTTGGCTGACGCAACCCATGGTGGAGGCGATATCCACTGGGTTCATGCCGCCCCGGCCCAGGTCGTCAATCGCCCCTTCGATGCGAACGATCTGGCGCTTGCAGAAGACCACGGGCACCGAGCGGACGGAGCTGACACCAATAATGGCGCTTTTCAGGTCTTCGTAGAAGTCCCCTGGCACCGAGTCGATGTCGTCTTTTTTGCTCTGGTAGAGACGGGTGGGCTGGTAGTCGGACAGGGCGCCAGCGTAGCTGACTTCGTAGGTGTTGCCGTAATAGCCGTAGCCGTTGACTGCGTGGAAGGCATTACAAGCGGGCGGGGGGTCGTTGTCGGCCTCGCCGCCGTTGGTGTAGAGGGCTTCCCGCGTCACCAGTTCTTCGTCGGTTACGTCGTCGGTAAATGTGCTGGTTCCGTTGGTGACTTCGCCTACCAGGAAGAAGTCGGTCCCCCCGCTGGAGGTTCGGTAGATTTGCAGGACCAGGGTGGTGTCGGTGATCCAGTGGGAAACCCCGCTGGTATTGGCAAACGTGGGGAGCCGGGAAATGGTCAGGGGTGCGTATTCTACCGCAATCGCTTCCACGGACTTGAGCAGCGTAGGCCCGGTGTCGGTGACGGTCTTGAGGCTGTTCTGGCTGAAAGAATGCTTCCAGCAAAACGCATATACGTAATTCCCCAGGGCGAGATCAGGGCCGGGGAGGGTGTTCGCTTCAGCGGTCCCTGGGTTGGTGGTATAGTGCGTCGTCCAGTCTTCTACGTGGCCGTTGTACTTGAGCTTGAGTTCGTTGAGCGCGTCCACCATGTCGGACAGCGTCTTGGGGCCGCCGTACAAGCCCCACCACGTATCGGCGTTGGGCGGGGAAGAGGTAGGCGCCCTACGGTCTAGGGAGTGGTCGGTGGAGTTCTGGGCTACGTGGAAGGCCCACCCAGCGGCAAGCTCCGAGTCGATATCATGCGCGTTATAGCTGGCCCGGAGGTTGTAGATCAGTGTCGCAAGAGTGTCGTAATCTGTCGCATTAGCTGCGGTGATCGTATTCGTCCCGTCAGCCCCCGTGGAGTGAGCGGTTCCCGCGCTGCCGCCACTTGCGATATGCGTGCCGTACTTGGTCTTCAGCCGGTTAGCGAAGTCGTACACCGCCTGGAGGTTCTGGGAAATCCGGGGGCCCTTGTCCACGCCCAGCAAGAAAGCCGATGTCACAGTGGCGCTAGAGCCTGACGTATTAGTATGAATGTCCTGGTTGGCGAAGTGGCTGTTGTAGCTGGTCTTAAGATCGTGCAGCCGGTCCACACACTCGTAGATATCCGTGGGCGCTTCCACTGACTCTAGCGTCTGCTGCGCCAGGGTCACCTGGGGGATCGTCGTGCTCTCAGTTTCTTTCTTGTGGTACTGGGAGATCGTCCGCTGGTCCGTGAAATGGCTCACGTAGGCGTCGATCAGAGAGTTCACGTAAGTGATCAGGGCGCTCGTAGAAGCCGGAGGAGTGGCCGAGGGGAGAAGTGCGGACGCCACGGTATCAGCCGCTGTATGCTGGCCAGTATCTGCGAAGTGAGTATTCATGGCGCTACGGATCGCAACGGCCAGAGTAGCCGCTGCCGTGACCATGGCCGCCTCGTTGGCATAGACGTCCGTGTTCAGGTCGTTCGGGACGTCAGGCAGGCCCGCTGTGATGGCGCCTGCGGACCCCAGGCCGGGGACCCATTTGAACGGCCGCTTTCCGTAGCCTGCGTAGTAAAGAACTCCGTCCCAGGTACCCCATGTAAGATTTACAGGGGTCGTGCCTACGTTCTGGGACAGGAAGTCCGACCCAAACGTAGATAGGCTAGAAACTTGGCCAGTCGAATCGCTAATGCTGCCGTAGTACAGGCTTCGGGCCACTTGGACGTAAGCGTATTTGGTAGGGCTGCCGCCAGTTTCATGGTCCACGACCATGATGGTCCCCACCCGGGATGCCGCGCCGGGCTGTGCCAAATATTGACTGCCCCAGCGCGTCACGGGCTTGTCGTCGTCATCCATCAGCAGGTTGTCGTTGTAAAAGCAGACCGTCGGGTCCTGGTCGAAAAGATCGTCCGTGAACCCGCCCGTGAAGTCGCTTCTAGTCAACGGCTGAAGATCGGCCATCACTTCTCCCGGCGACTACGCCTTTTGATCCATTCTACCAAGGTCTGGGTGTCGTCCGGGGAAAAACAGGTGAAGTTGTCCATCTGGGCCACCGGAAGCTCCACGGCATCCCCGCCCTGGGCCGGGGCGCAGTACGACACACCATTAGCTGGGTCCAGTAGGCATGGGCTTACCCGGGGCCCCGAAACGCACCCGCTAGAGCTTACGGATAAGATCGCGCAGGCGCTCAGCAGCCAGTTTCTTTTCATCTGGGGTTTTCGCCTTCCGGAGGTCGGAGAACAGGGCGGCGGACTCTTGGAACCACTTCTCGTCCTTGTTCTCGTTTACCCACTGGGCGAGCCACTTGGCCCCGTCGATCAGTTCTTTCAGAACCTGAAACGCGGCCAAGAGGCCCTGCCAAGTGGACATACTACGCCTGGATCGCCTTCACGAGGCCCAGGACCGAGGCCGCCACCTTCAGGGAGGCTTCCACGACCTTCACGGCCTTCTCGTTGGCAACGGCCAGCCGCGCCATGACGTGGGCGCCCAGCTCAGCCAGTTCTTCGGCGGAGAGGTCTTTGGCTTCCGGAACGATCTGGCTGGCGTCCTTCACAGCCGCCGAGACACTTCCCACGAGGCCGGGGAGGGCTTTCAGCAGGTCGTCCAGGTCGCCCAGGTCCACCTTGCCATCAGCCGCAACGGCCTTACCCAGGTCCACGCAGTCCAGGACCGCATCGACGACTTCCTTCATCTCCTTCACACCCACCGCCTCACCCATGGAAAGCTCCTTTTGCTTGGTTTGGGGCCTGATCCAGGCCCATATCTGCCGTAAAAGATAGGTTACCCCGCCCAGGAGGGATAGTAAAAGGTTCAGGGCTCTGAGCTTTTCAAGCATCGCTCCACCACGAATTTTTCCACCGCAGACAAACCCCCCTGGTCGAAGACCGGCTGGAGCTTGGCCCAGGGGCCGGTGATCTGAAGCTCGTTGTGGGGGCAGTCAATGAACTTGGTGAAGTTCCCGCCCCACTTGAGCCCGACGTCTTTGACCGCCTTCCCGTAGTCTAGCCACAGGGGATCGCTGGCATTCGGCCAGAAGGGCTGGCCGTTGTGGGTCGGGGCCCAGTCAGTAGCCATGCCATAGTTGTGGGGGCTTTCCCCGGGCCGGGCGTTAGTAACGATTTTGCCCGATCTCGTTCTTCCCGTGGCGTACAGCGTTGCTTGCAGTTCCATGGACCGGAGGCCGTTGTAGGGCTGCCACATGGGGCCCAGGGCCTCACACAGCTTGTCATAGTACGGCAGGTACAGGACAGACAGGCTGACCCTGATTTTCTCCCGGTTATTTTTCATCAGGCATCAACCCCATCTTCCCCTGGATGCGGGAAAGCTCCCGAAGAATCTTCTGTTGGCCTTCCGCGTAAGCCTTCTGGTCGGCCTTCATCTCGTCCAGCTTCTGGTGGGCGTGGGAGACATTCCAGTGCAGGCTAGTCAGCCATGCCGCCCCGCCCAGGAGGACTACTACGATGGGCCAAGCAAACTTCGTTTTCTCATCAAACAAAGCCCCCATCCTCGTCCCCCGTTAACGTGGTCCCATGCAGACGACCTGGGCAGTCCAAGCGGTGGCATTACTACCGTTATAGTCCCGAGAAGTAATAGTGACACCACTGGTGGTAGAACTTTGCATGGACGCAAAATAGTCAGCATTCTCGTTGTTCACGATGCATGTGGGCGCAACGGAGAAATACCCTGACGTGAAGGTCAGAGCGCACCCCCCTCCAGAGATATTCCCAATGGTTGAAATCCATGACCCAGACTGGCTGAGTATTGTTGCGCTGCTATCACAATCTAGCCGCGCCCTTTCCACCCGCTCATTGCGGTTGTTGGAGATGACAGCCGTGGTGTCCATCCCCACCGCCAAGGCGTTCTCTGACACGATGACATCCATGTATAGGTTTGATGTGATGACATTGCCTGTCACATCAATGCCAGTAGATGGAGCACTGGTCAGGTTCGCGTTGTTAAACCCAACAATGGTCAGGATGCCCGTGCTTTCATCATAGGCTGTGGCGTATCCAATACCATTAGCTGAGGCGACGATGCCGGGAGTGATGTTTACGGGGCCAGTGAAGCCTGTACCTGTGTAGGCCACCACCCGGTAACTTTTATTCCTACCTATAAAAATATCGTACCGGGTAGGCTGGTTAACGCTATCGCCGGTACCCCATGCTGTACCACGGTAAATGAGGAACCCATTTGCGGCAGACGGCGCTGTACCAGGAGTTGCACTGGTGGTGGTGTAAGTACTGGCGCTCGCATCACGACGCTTTGTTGTGTACTGACCCAGCGATGCAGGGGTGGAGGCTCCAGTGTTAGTACCACTAGCCAAGTAGCTACTGATCCTGAACTGGCTGCTGTTCGCCATCGTGACGTTGGAGGAT